GCGAAAGAGCTTATCCCATTATGCGCGCCTGCTTGAAAGACGAAGCAGTTGAGCTACCAGCGTTAACGCCACTACCTAGTGGTCTGAAGACTAAAGTGCGAGTCTTCCAGTCCTGTCCTGTGGCTTTTTCCATATTAGTTCGCATGTATTTTCTCCCTGTGATTCGCTTTCTAGCTTGTCACCCTCGAGAAACTGAGTGTGCGGTTGGTGTGAACTGCATGAGCCGTCAATGGGACCAGCTAATGGAGTACGCTGAAAGATTTGGTGTTGAGAGAACTCTCGCATTAGACTACTCCAAGTACGATGTCAGTTGTTCTTCACAAGTGACCTCCCAAACTCTTTCCGCAATGATTGAGCTTGCTCGCGAAGGAGGGTACGATGAAGAACACCTCAAGATCATGACAGCGATGATCAGTGACATCTGCCATCCAATGATCGATTGGAATGGCACTTTGCTAGAGTTTTTCAATATGGTTATCTCCGGTGTCAACATCACAGTGCAAATGAATTCTATCGCAAATTCTTTTTACATGCGTATGCATTTCTTTGCTACCTACCCGGAAGCCCCCTCTTTTAGAGAAGCTCAGGCCGTCATCACTTATGGTGATGACAAAACGGGGACTGTCAACAAAGATTTTCCCAAGATCACTTTCAAGTCATACCAAACTTGGCTTGCTGGTTTTGGAAAGAAGATCACTCCCCCAGATAAAGGAGCTGAAGCGACTGACTACATGCCAGGTGCCGATTTCCTTAAACGTAAATCCAACTTTATTCCAGAAATTGGAACCAGAGTTGGTGCTCTTGATGAAGCTAGTATGTTTAAGTGCCTACTAGCCAATCTAGAATCAAAGAGCGATTCTGCTGAGGATGTCGCTCGTTCTTCTGTCTGCAGTGTGATGCATGAAGCATTTGCACACGGGCGTGACAGATACGACGACTGGCTCAGCAAACTTAGGATCGTCTGCGCGCAAGCAGAGATTCCTTGCAAAGTTCTCGACATAACTTTTGATGAACGTGTCGAAGACTGGAAAACGAAATATTGTTCATCACCGGGAACCGACCCGGTACCAAACGAGAAAATCCTTACATAAAACAGCGTACACCTACCCCGTAAACAATAGATTGGTTACATAATGCAGCGAGCAATATCTCGTTAGAGTTGGATGACTCGTCCCCTTTCCTACATGTCTT